AACATTAAACATTATTCGCTTTCCAGGACCTCCCCGGTTTGCGTTTGATATCTCGGAGACTCGAAGCCTTCCAAGATGCTTTTAACTGCCATCTCCACTATCTCAGCGTGAGTGTGTTCTGGCAGTTCGCAACCGACGAACAACGACTTATCCATTCGCTGTGGTCGGCGCAAGTATCTTATGATTGCGTTTGAAGCCACGAAGTTCTCCTGGCAATAAACGTCAATCGAATTCTCTTGGACAGTGTACAGAGGTCCACCGTCTTTTGTGGTGTTGAAAGGATCGTCCAGCAATGTGTGGATCTCATCCTGAGTGACAAACTTGCAGCTAGTTAGCTTCTTTGAGGTGATCCTAGATTGTCTGCTTATGTGTTGAACCTCACCTAACCCCGTAGTTATAGATACACTTTCTGGAGTTCCTACACCCGGGCGAATATACAAAATCTTCAGCATAGTCCCTGTGCCAGGCTCCGCAGAAAAAGTGTCATACTCAGAGTCTAACTCTCTTTCAGCTCTCAGGTAAAATTCACTACCATCTGCTATGGGAGAATCAGCGGTAGGGGGTGTAGTGGTGTACTGTGCTCCAGTTAACTGTCCTAAGTTACCCTGAGAGTCATCAAAGCTTTGGCTAGCGACGATACCGTCAGTGTACAGATTTTGCTGAAACAGTTGTTCGTTAGTCAAACCTTCTGAAAGCACTTCTGCTTGTATCACCGTTTTAAAGGTGGTGCTTTCCTCATCGTACCTCTCTATCTTCTGTACTTTGTACCCAGGCTTCCTATCTAGTGGAACCTTGATATACTGCACATCTTTTGTAGTTGTGCTTGTAGCTATGGGTTTGTATGGGCATTCAAAGAATACCCTTGCCTTAACGTTGAGCAAGAACTGATAGTCTACGGGGAAGACGAACCTGTCCGCTGTAATCTTCCCCGCATTGCTATTGTATACTACCCCAAACGTTGCCGTCTGTGGGATAGTTACATCTTCTATCAGTGTACGCAGATCATCAATCCTTTTCTGAGACTGTTCAAAGCCTCGTCTATATCTGTTGGACAGGGGATTGTATCTCTGCTTCACGAATCGGTCCATGGCCATATTCAGCTCATGGTCGATCTCTTGAGGCAAAAGGGTATCTGCCTGGAAGGATGCTACTTTCTGCACCCCCAGGTCTACCGCTATATGCATCTCGTTTATTGTCACGCTATTGTTTTAAGCTGGGCTCTCATCGAGTTGATCGCTCCAGAGTTCTTCTTGTTCTTAAAGTAAACTACCGTGTCGCTCATGTTCTCACCGATTGTCTCATCACCATAGATGATCTGGTTGCCAATCTTTCTGAGAACTGAAGCCTCAATAAGCTCTTCGATCTCTGCCTTTACGTCAAGGTTCTTGTCAAGGCTGATCTTAAGAAACTGTGCTGGTTCACTGTCTTTCAAAGCGTAGAGTTTGTTCTCAATCTCTAGCTCGTTGAGCTGAGCTGGGTTTTGTTTAGTCATCACCCACAACACTCTCTTCATCTTATCTGCGTCTGCAGATATCTTGATGTACTCTTTATCGGCATCTTTCTTGAGCTTGATCTTAGCGTTTTGCTTAATCAAGTCTCCTTCTGGATCATAGAGGTAGAACTTTTTCCTAGCATCTCTGCTCATCTCCTCCTTAGACGCTGCAACTTGACGGTGTACCTTACACCATCTGTATGATGCGTAATCAGTAGGATTCAATGGCATTCCATCATCATCAACAGTGACATCGAGCTCTACACCCTCAAAGGGTATTCGTAGTCTCATGTTTGCCCAAAACTCTTTTACTAGTCTTGGCCAGTCTTGATGATCTGGTGGTACGTCAATAAGAGTTCTCAGATACTTCTTTTCCTCTTCTTCGTTGAATCCTTTGAGGGGTTGTCTACCTACAAAGATTGAACCGATGGTCACCCTTGCTGTCGCAAGGACTTCCTTAGGAAGGTAGCCATTCTGCTCCTTCCGTCTTATGTATATTTTTTTCATGTTCTTTTGAGTTAAGAATAAACTAGTAGTGGTTGCAAATCGGGGAGAGCCGACTTTTCAGCTCCCCCCTTTGCAAACCAAACACCAAATTACGATGCAGTGCACTGCAAGTCGAGCGAAGTATCGAATCTGCGGAGCAGGATACCAGCTGTCTTCAACATGTGCACGGAAGCACCGTCTATATCACTTGCGCGAGTGTCAGTCTCAGTGAAGCCCTTAGGCACAACTGAACCTGCAACAGCCCAACGCAACATCTCACGACCCTTCTTATTGATCATCTGCAAGTTGTTCTCACCGTCGTAGTTAGACTGGTCAACAAACACCATGCGGTATGACTCGAGAGGCAATCCAGTTTCTGGGTGCTTCTTCGAAGCCTGAGCAACAGGACCATGGTCGAACAATGGGACCTTGACCACGTTCACTGTGTGACCATCGACGTGGTCGTACGAAGTGAAGTAACCAGTGATACCCAAGCCGCGACCGCTACCAGTGATGAACTTAGACTCAGTAGTTCTGAGGTAAGTGTTCACACCTGATCCAGTAGTAACGCCTGTGCCACTAACACCGTTAGCGTAGTAGCTACGGAGAGCCTTGTCGAACTCACGTGCACCACCAATACCAGTGAACAATGTCACCTGCTTGTCGGTAGCGTCGGTCATTCCGTAGAACAAGTCACCGATAACATCCTCAATCTTCTTCTGAGTGAGGTTGGAGTAGGTGTCCTTGTTGATGATCTGCTCGAACAAACCTGGACCAGAGATAACTGGCTGTCCATTCTCGTCGACCATTTGGTTACGGCCAGAGTCGTCATACGTACGGTTGCCGTACCAGTAGTACATCTCACACTCTTCCTTAAACTTGAGCATGTGACGGTACTCTTCGTAGTCCATCCACAACTTGGTAGAAGAACCCTCTTTCAATGGGAGCTCAAACTCAGCAACGTAGTCCTTAGCGTTACCAGAGAACTGGTAAGACTTACGGACGGTACCAATCTTAGAGCGGACCAAACCAGGAGCTGTCCAGTTAGAAGCGTTTCCGCGAGAGAAGTCGATTCCAACGTTTGCGAACAACATACCCCAGAGTGCACCTGCAGCGAGTTCACCGCCTGTAGCAGCGCTGATTCCACCTGAGTCAGGCTTAACCAATTGAAGAGTGTATTCGTATCCGTCTGCAACAGGAACTGGGTCAGCCATAATACGAGCCAAGTTTCCTTCTTGAGAAACGAGGGTGTATGGGAAGACAAACCACTTGTCAGGGAAGACAACCTTAAAGGTTGAACCCTTAGAACCGATTGCGAGGTCGCCGCCAGCAGCGATTTCTGCTACCCGGATAACTGGTCGAACGTTAACTTCATGGGTCTTGACACGATACTCGTACTCGTAACGATCGATCGAGCGTGTGTTGCCAACCCCCTCAGTCAAGAAAGAAAGAGGAAATTTCTTTTCTTCACGTCCGGCCAGGTGCGTAATGATGGGAGAGAGCTCTTCGGGCTTCTCCATCAGGGCATTGACCAACGAGTTAGTGTCGGTCATCTGCGAGTCATTATAGTACGTTTTCAGTACTTGCATCAAAGCCATGATTGTTTATTTAAAAGGTTTATGCTTAAAAAAGCGCGTTTATGTCCAGTTGATCTGGATCAAATTTCTTACCAGCGGAACGTTGTGTCTTACGTGCGTTCTTCACACGCTCCTCTGTATTTCTAATTCTGCTCTTCAGACTCTTCACGCTTTCTGTGCGTGCCTTAGTCTGAATAATGTCGTCAAGCTTGAACCCACTGTACATTAGGTAGTCGATAGCGAGTTTCACCTCCATAGGTGCCTCTGCGTAATCGATGTCTCTTTGTGTTCTCCCGTTATCCATGGGAGCAGAGATATAGTCGAAGAAGTTACGCTTGTCCCTGTCTGGGATACGTATGCCTGCGAACTCGTTGCCTGACTCTATTGTCTGTGCAACTCCATCCCAGAACTCTTCCTGCTGCTTTGCCTGAGCTTCGTATTGTTCTTGCTGTCTTTCCAGCAACTGGTCTCTTTCTTCTTTTTGTGCATTGGCCAGTGCGTTCTTAGCTACTTCTGCTTTGGCAAACATCTTGCCTGAGTCTTCGTAATCCTCCAACATCTCGTTGATGAAGTCATTATCGTGACCCTTAGCTTGGAAGTACTGTGCAAGGATAGCTCGCTGTGTACCTTGATCATTCTCTCTCAGTTGTATCTGAGCGTAATCAAGCTGTGGGTTATGGCTTTCAAAGAACTTTTCTGAATCGCCTCCTGCGAGTACGTAATCCAGATGTTGTTGTACCAGAGGGAACTGCTCAAACAATTCCTGTATCTGGTTTTCCGCGACGTCTTGGGAGATGTCTCGTACGAACTCTGTCAGACCTTCTACTGTGTCTGCGTATTCGTTGTCTACTTCGAAGCCGAGGACTTTAGAGATCTCAGAAGCGACTGTAACGTCGTCTCCTTCTTCTTCTTCCACGTTATCCTCAACAGTATGATCATCTTCACGTTCATACTGGTCAGCAGCTTCTTCATCTTCGAGGTCTTCATCTCCCCTGTCTTTGCGGTCGGCATCAGCATCCAACTCGTTAGTTGGGGCTGGTTCTCCCTGTTCTACTTCATCCTCTTCAACCTGTGGTTCTTGAGGCTCTTCTACGGTAGTTGACTCGATTCCATCTCCTAATACATCGTCGAAGGAGATACTACCAAAATCGATTTTTCTTTCTTCTGCCATGGCAAAAATATTTAGTGTTTGATTGATTGCTGTTGTAAAAAATTTTTCTATACCCGCTATTACTATATCACACTCGTCTAAATCTTGGCCTTCTACGTCTGCGTGCTGCTGTGAGCACTTCTGGTGACGTAGTCCGTGCCTGCAGTTGTTGAGCGGGTCTGCTAGTTGGGATAGGTTTTATCCCTAGTGGTTCTACTGTAGGGAGCGGCATTGCTCTAGATACCATCTGTCTAGCTTCAAGTGTTTGCTGCATCTGTGGGGTTTGTCCTACGTATCTGTAGAACTCCAATGGTGCTTCCTCTCTGTCTATCTCTGACTCTCCAAATCTCATAGCTACACCACCTCGTGCATTGTACGCCATGACTGACTCTGGGTCATTAAAGTCAGTTGTTCCTTCAGCTTCACCTGAATATATAGTTGTGTGGTGAGGTCTAAGTACGTAGCTGCCTGATGATTGTCCATAATCAGCTGGTGCCATACCCACCTGTAGTGCTATATCGCCAGGCTGTCTTTCAGATGCAGGTATTGATTGGAACGGGAGTGATCCGCTCCTCGCTCCTGCTCTGAACTTAGGGTTAGAGTGTACGATGGGTAGGTCACTGGCTCCAGCTTTCTGATACGGCAAACATCCGTAAGGTGTGCAGTACAGCTGTCTAGAGGTAGTGTACATCTCAGGAGATACATTAAAGACATTGTACCTGCCCTCAGCAGGAAGCACTTCTTTGACTGAGTCTGGGAGCATCTGCTGCCTACGCATAAGCTCAGCACGTACAGCCTGCGGAGTTTCTCCTCTCAGGTCCCTTGATGTGTCTTGGTAGAATCTGTAAGATTCCCTTGCCTCATCAGTTAGATCAGCTTGACCTTGTTCGATGTTCTGAGCTTGAGTAAGTACGTTAGCTCTTACGTCTGCCACTCTCTCAGTCTCTGCTCTTAGTGCATCACTAGCTTGCATTGTCTGCTCACCAGCATACCTTACAGGGTCAGGTTGATTGAGCGTATCCAGTAGATAGTTTATCGGGGATACTGAACTCTGTGCTTTTGTTGGTCTTTCAACTGCGAATGCAGAGTTAGGACCTGAGCTCATCCCAGTCATGCCAGGAGGAACGGCGTCATACGACTTGACGAGATGTCCCTGCCTATCATACGTCTTGATATCTATGGGCTTCTTCATGCCCACCGTATTGAATGGAGTATTAGGAGGCACATCCGTGAATGTCATAGACATGTCCGTTCTCCCAGCATCATGGAAAGGTCTTAGACCTCTATTTTGTTCTTCAGGAGTAGACGCCATAGCCATCGGATCTCCTTGCGACATCGTGAACTCACCGATGAGATCCCTGCCTTGCTCAGCACCTCTAAACACGTCGAGTATGCTTCCTGGAAACTCGGCTTCATTAGCCCTTGTCAGAAGCTCTCTGCGCTGCTTGTTGTTGAGCATCGGTATCTATCTTTTTATTCTTAACGTCTATCTCTCTAGCTCTAGCTTCAGCATCCAGCTTTATCTTCTCTTGATCTAGTGCAAGCTTGGCTGACTGATCCCTAGCTTCTGCTGCTATCAGTGCCTTCTCTATCTCTACTGCTCTGTCCTTCTCCTTATCGATCATATCCATCTGAGCTTTCTGCATCTCAACTTGTTGTGCTTGTTGAGCTTGCTGAGCTTGTGCTTCTTGTTGTGCACGCTCAAGATCTTGCCTAGCTTTCTCCGCCTTCTTAATCTTATTCTTGATACCTATGAAGTTATCTGTATCAAAGAGATCGAGTACCTCAGACACTGGCATACCGTTCTGGATCATTGCCTGAGACAGCTGCTTAGCCTGATCGAGCTTTTGCAGTTCTCCACCTGCATCAGTTACGAATATTCCGTACTCGCTCTCCATGTGATCGTTGATGTCCATATCGAGTGTGTCGATTGTAGCATCAGGCATAGCATACATGGTTGTCTTACCATCTAGCCATGCTTCCTTAGAATAGTCAATAAGGCCCTGCAGTTCTCTTTGTTCGAAGCGTGAGAACTTGCGGAAGATGTCCTCGGTGATGTGTGAAGATTGCATAATAGCCTGTTGGCTAGATGCCTTACCCTCGTATGCACCGATTGACCCTTGTCTCTGTCTGTTTACCCCAGATATCTTTTCCCACTCCTGCATGATAGACTCAAGGAGTTGCAGATACTGTGCGATAGTCTTGATAGACATGTCTAGTACAGACTGGTGCTGTGGAGACAGCTGTATGCCTTCTTTGTTGTAGTCAACCCAAGCAATACCTGTACCCTCTACGTAGTACATGAACTTGTCCATGTCCCACTTCTTGGGGATCATGTTGATGTCAAACTGAGCGATGATGTCTTTTGACCTTGCAATCGCCAGCTCCATGCGGTACTTGAAGATGTTGTAGTTGATTTGGAACGGGACGCCTAGGCTTACCAACGAGATGTTATCTGAGTTGATGTCAGAGTACTTACGCCCATTGACTGGGAGCTTGCACAATGACGGGTTCTCCATGGATGTACGTTGGTTAGGGATTGGGTTGATGTTGACGTAGAATCTACCGTCAATACGTGTACCCTCCCACACCTCATTTACCCACTCGAAGTTGACTACAGCTCCTGCTGCTTTCATTTCTGCAGACAGCCTGAACTTCTCGTCTACCTCTTGCTCCTCCATCGTACCTGTGGTTGGGTCTAGGTATGTGAGGAACCCGATACGTTTACGGCTCTTCCAGTATACAGTTACACACTCCACGAGTCTGTTTCTGTAGATGTTGTCGTCTGAACCTGTAGCTTCTGAGCGGTACAATAGATAGCTATCTACTGATCCGTGTCTGGGTTCTTCTATCTCCAATATCTGCTCGTCAGTCAAGTATGGTCCAAATGCATCTATGACAGAAGACGCATGCGCGAACTTACGTGTCATTGCCCAGTCCCCATCTTCTACGAAGTCCAGGTCTGGGTCTTTGTCAAAGTCTACGTCAAGTGGGTTGAGTATCTCATAGAACGGCTCACCTCTGCGTACACCCTTCTGTGAGTATACCTCTCCTGATACCAAATAGTGGAAGAAACCCTTCTGCAGTTTGTCGTAGACTTCTTGGTCCTGCATGATGTATCTCAATGCAGCGTTGCCTTGCATGGCTCGTCTGTCTACGTAGTTCATGTCGAACTGCTCTGCTATCTGCTTAGGCAGAGTCTGATCTACCTCCTGCCCATCTATAGCTTCTGCAAACATGCGTATTGCAGCTTCCATGAGCTTGGACTTTTTCTCCTGCTCTTTGATGGAGACAGAGTCAGAGTTGGCCACAGTGACTGTATAGTTGAGTGGGCGCTTTGCTTTCTCACCAAGCAACAAGTCAATGATAGGCTTGATGATAGGGTAGTTCCTGAGCTTAGATGGGAAGTTCTCTCGAGTCTTCCCGTATGGCTTCAGTACGTGTCTATAGTCTGTTTCGTCAATCGTACCGTTGTAGAAGTCATAGTACGACTTAAGTCTTGAGCGTCTTTCAGACAGCCCAAACTTTGATATATCAATAAATGCTTCAACGCACTCCTCTCTCCACTTCTTATTCTTCTTACTTAATGGGAGTCGTTGCTGCGGGATTTTGTGGCTGCCGTACATCCTTGCAAAATTATCTATAATTACGATCAAACCAGTCGTCTGTAGACCGGTCTTCAAGAATTTCTACTACCTCTCTATTATATAACTCTCGCGTGTGGTACATACCTATCATTAAGGACATCACACGGTCAAAGTTTCCCTTGTGATTGAACTTGATTAGCTCCTGCAAAAGTGCTGGATCGTAGATCTTATGCAGGTTTAGAGTGACGTTCCCGTCCTCGTCTGTGTGCCTAGGTGTGATCAACCAGTCACGTATGTACAGTTCCCCTTGTCGTTTGCGTTGTTCGGTCATGTGCATACCGTACTGACGCTTTACATTTCTGGATCTGAGCTCTCGTTTGTCCAACATCTCAAACTCCTCCTGTAGCTTATGTAGTTTGCGATATCTTTTCGCGTAAGCAATAAGCTCGCCACGATCGTTCTCGAACCCAATTTTGGCGTTGTAGTAGTCTGCCAACATAAATAGATTCCTGTTGTATTCATCTTGCGTTTTAGGTCTACCGACATAGCTAGCTACAATGATATCATCCGGTTTGGACAGGTTGTTGGGTCTCTTGATTACATACGCTGCTCCAAGCGATTCGTTGTTTGTAGAGCGGGACTGTGCATACGGGTCATGACAGATGAGGTAGAGGTTGTGAGGTACTTCGTTCTCTTTCGTTAGAAAGGGAGGTTCGTACATCACAACTGCTCCTGTTATCTTGTCCCCTTTCCTGTGAGGAAATTTGTAAACCGCGTCCACGTCCGACGAAGGGCGGAACGCAACCTTCCCATCCTTGTGGTAGAGGATACCTTCTGTGCCTTCGGCTTGGAGGCCGTGCGCTTTGATTTTGTTGTACTGCTCTTTGAGCGAGTTGACGTCGAAGAGGTTTGCTGTGACTTGGAGGGTCGCCTCTTGCGGGGTGAACGGGTGCTCTGCGACGTACTGGTCGAGCGCTTTTGGGTCGTTGGCCCCTTTCTTTTTTTCGCGTTGTTGTTCTTCATGTTCTATAGCTTTTTCTTTTTGTGAGTTACCATCACTATCGATGAATCCATCTAGGTTCTGATAGATAGGTACGAAATATCCGCATTTAGTTCCCATGGCTCCTGCATCCCAATCATTGTCGAATGCCATGCAGTCATAGGACTCTGGGTGGTAGAACAGCTCTTCCATGCCTTCAAAGCCAGAGCCTTCTTCACCACCAGTACCGAATGCTATCATGGTCCCAAGTGTCTTGGAGCCTTGACGCATTGTAGGCATAGCAACCTCCCATGCTTTCAGGAGGCCACCGAATGAACCTGCCTCCTCGAAGAAGATAAGATCACCTGCCTTACCACGGACCTTGTCCGGGTTATCTTTCAAAGATACACCTATAATCTGTGACTTCATACCAAGTTCTACGTCTGCACCGTTGACGTTCTTCTTGTATCCAGACTGCTTGTGCATCTCTCTGTCTCTCAGTCGTGGCTGTGTCCACGCTGTATTGTCATCGATGAAGGACAAGAAGTCCCAAGCTTTGCTTAGGAGTCCGTCACCGATCAGGTATTCTTTCTGCGATGCAAATACGTAGTTCTTGGAGTTACGCATCAGGAAGTAGTTGCGTGCTAGCATCGCACCAGCTTTGTAGGAGAAACCCTTACGTCTAGCCTTTAGAACAACCAGGTGTTTGTTGGTTTTTCGGGCAGTGTCTACCGCAGTGAAGTACTCGTGGTCTCCGTCGTAGAAGGCAGGAAATGTTCTGTCTCTTCGTGCGATCTTTGTACCATCTGCCAGGAACTCGTCTACGACTCGGTCGATAGGGCAGAAGTTTAGATAGAAGTAGTGGTATCCTGTAATACCTAGATAGCCTTGTACGCATCGTTCTCTTTGTTCGTCCCAGTAGTCATAGTACTCCCTAGTACCTGGAAGAGCATCTGTGTAGAAGCCATGGTCCAGATAGTGTTGTGCTGCAGGTGAGTACTTGACACTGTCTTTAAACATTACTGTGAGTACTTGTTCGTTACTACCCCACCACGGTTAGGGTTATCCTTCTGCTCGTGCTTCTTGACTATAGCCTCCAGCTCTTCTAGACCATTGACGACCTTACCCATGTTGGCAAGGTTGGCGATCAGGTCTTTTGCGTGGTAGATTGGTTTCCCGTTGTCATCGAGAACATTCAGGTTTATTGTAGCAAAGTAACGTTCAAGTTTTGTTACTGAGTTACGTGCAGATTTAAGCAGCTTGATAGCTGATGTCTCTGATAGTTCCTTATATTTATCTACTGCTGCTAGTGTCTTAGCAGTAAACTTAACCTTAAGATCCTTACTAATCTTACTCATTCTCTCTTCCTCCTCGTACACAGCGTAGGGGGAACGGTGGTCCGTATAGAAGTATACGGCACCCAGTTCTTGGGCTTTCAAACCTTTGAACTCATCGATGGTCAGTGCGTACGCGCTTGGGACAACTACGTTGTTACTTACTGTTATCAGATCCCGCATTCTGTAAATATTTGAGTCTGCTTGGGAGCACGTGGAACTTGCCCAAGTACGGCAGTCGTACAGGCTCAAACTTGCCCATCTTCATTATTCTGCTTACGTACCTGAACTGGTAGTACACTGCCTCCTCAACCTTCTGTATCGGTAGGTTGTGTTGCGTCGCTAGTATCTGTATTGCTACTTTCTCGTCCAATGTTCAGCTTTTTACCTTTTGCTCCTACTATTATCTTAGCCCACCGCTGTGGTTCATCTGGGCATTGTGACGTCTGCCACTTAGCTTTGTGTTCTACGAGACATCCACATACTCCGCATCTCATTAACTCCTTCCTGAGGTGAGGGCATATGTTGCATGCTTCTAGTCTCTTCCTGTATTCTTTTTGTGTGACGTTAGGTGCACCATTCTTTGCGTAGAGTGCTGCTTCCTTAGCAAACGTCTTAATCATCTGGAAGATAGAATTCCCCATCGTCTTCTTCTATATTGTATGTTGTTACTCCTATCAGTTTGCCATCACCTTCCTGGTGGATGACTATATGCCATGGATAGTATAACCACCTGGTTTCTACCACCTTACTCGGCATTAAATATTATCTCTAGGTTTACCTTGCTATCTATCTTCAGTAGCGGTGACAGCCTGTACCCATTCTTTGTCTTCTGTATAGCATTCTTGTCTTTGAGTCGCTTGACGTAGTTGTTCAGCGTATTGGGGTCGGACATCCCCAGTGACTCTGCTACTGCACGCTTATTCTCTGCAGAACACAGATTGACTGTGGTCGACAGGTCCACGAACTTAGATAGTATCTCTAGTTCTTTGTCTGTCAACTCCAGCAGTCCGTTGAATATCTGCAGGTACTGAAACGTGGTGCTTACTGGTATGCTTATTTTCCTACTCATTTCTAAAAACTATCTTTGCTCTCCCGTCTACGATATCTATCCTGCATGTGGCTGACTGTCTGTTGAACTCTTCAACCAGCGGCATGATCGACTCTCTTGTAGCCAGGAATGACAAGAAGACCTCCAGCTCTTTGGCTGCTCGGTGCAGTTTTTCTTTCTGTTCCGATGCTGTGCCGTGAGCTCCTCTTAAGTTATCAAAGTCTTCTAATGAGATGCTGACTGTGCCATTCATGGCATAACCCCGCAGATTTGAAACTCGCTAACCATTACGTACTGCGTGCCCTCGATGTCTACTACGAGACCCTCAGAGGATGGGTGCACCATTACAGTGTCGCCTTCCTTAACGTATTCACAGTTAGGTCCACATGTAATTACCTCAAGAATGTTTGTACGTAAAGCGTTTGCAGTAGCCTCGCTAAGTAGGATACCTGCTTCTGTTTCGTTCTCTCTCTTAAGAGGGAGCACTACCCAGTCTCGGGTAGGTATGAAGTTTATCTTTGCCATAAGTGTTGGTTTGCGGCTAATATATAACAATTGGTATTATATAACCAAATGTCTTATAGGATATCCTTGAACTTCTCGCTGACCTTAAAGCTAGGGCATGCTTTGTTGGCATACTCGTTGTGTCCATGGAGTGTTAAGTCCTTGTCCCACACCATACGTAGAGAGAAGATCAGCTCGCGCATTGTGTCTTCCTGCTCTGGTGTCATCGTGTCCTTTGGGTTCATGTCTTCGTCGCAGCCTCCGATGTAGCAGATACCTATTGAGTCTTTGTTGTGGCCTTTGACGTGAGCACCTGTACGGTCAAGTGGGCGTCCAGCTTCTAGGCATCCGTCCAGTTTGATAACGTAGTGGTACCCGATATCTGACCAGCCCCTGTCTTCTGTATGCCATCTCTTGATGGTAGCTGCGTCAATGTCTTGCCCCTCTCTTGTAGCTGAGCAGTGCATGATGATTCTATTGATGTCTCTCATAGTTATTACGTTAGTGTTAGTGTAGTGCTCTTTGTTACGCTTCCTGTCTTGCCTCCAAAATTTCTGGTGACGGTTACGTCTATAGTGTAACCCTTACCCACTTGTGTCATTTCCCCGAATGACACCGTGGTGTTCGCACCAATGCCTATAAGCTTTGTGTCACCAGCTAGAGCTGTGGAGCTAGTTGTCCCAAGAGTCATGCTCGTCTTGTCTTTGTTGTCGCTAATCTCTGTTCTGAGGTAATCAATCTCGTCCTGCATCTGCTGTAGCTGATACACGATTGGGGCGAGCATGGGGTCGTTGAGATATCTTTTACACCCATTGGCTTTGCTGTCGTTCCAAGCAGCTGTTGCTCGTGACAGCTCCTTAGTCGATATCTCATCTGCGCCTCCGCCTGATGTAGCATAAAACTTTTCGTGTTTTTTTGATGATAGTGCCATTATGATGCGTCTATTACGTAGTAGCTAGTGAAAACGGTTAGGCTTGTCATGCAGTTTGTTGTTGGCGCTGCACCTAGGGCCATTGTTAGGTTGCTGTTGAGTGGAGTGGTTAGATCGTTTGACGCTGTTCCAACATAAGTGTTCATGATGGTTATTCTGTCTGTGGAAACGTTAAGCATAAACCTCCTAGCATACTTTACAGCTGTCAAAAAATTAGTTCCACCGTTGTAGGCTACGATCAAATCGGTAGCATTGGTGTTGGTTAACGCCCTGTCCGCAAACACAACTACTTCAGTAGGAACTATCATCTTGTCAGCTCCTTGTGCTGCGACCAATTCCACGGGGGTAGTGTTTAATGAGTTGAACGCACTGGTGTTTATTGTAGTTTTGGTTTGCTTTAGTATGTGCTCGCCCGTAGATACAACCTCATCGACGCTACTGCCACCACCACTTGCAGAAGCGAACGAGAGATTACCTGCGCCGTCTGTCTTGAGGAACTGTCCCGCACTACCATCTGCATCTGGTAGTATAAATGACAGGTTGCTGCTAAGAGTTGCTGGGGCTCCTATATCTATCCGGTGACTGTCGTCTGCATCATGTATCCTTAGCACCCCACCTAGGGCAGTGGTACCTTCAACTATCAACCTGCCCTTAGCCTGCACATATCCAGCTGGCCATATTTTTGCAACTACGTTACCGGTAGTCTCAAAGACGAGAGCGTTATTCCCCGTATCAATAGTTCTTTCAGCAGACAGCGTAAGGTCACTATTACCAAGGTTTGTATTGGTGTCTGTAGTCTGGTCAACGTAGCTGAGCACCCCAGAACCGTTGGTTGCTAGTACCTGTCCGCTTGAGCCATTGCTTGTAGGTAGTACAAACTCTACGTTAGATGTGAGGGTACTGTCTACCCCAATTCTAACATAGTGGCTACCGTCAAGATCGTATATAAGTATCTGAGCTGCATTAACCCCATCAATACTTTGTAGGGCCAGAGTATTGTTTATAGTTGGGTTTGTGGCTGTTAGTACGCTAAGCCATGACAGTGTTCCTGACCCGTTTGTGCTAAGCACCTGCCCGTTGGAACCAGCTCCATCAGGCAAAACAAGTGTCGTGTCTGCGGTGACAGAAGCCGGGGCCTGTATAGCTATGAAGTTCTGAGGTGTAAGTAGGCTGCTTTCGTACAGTCTAAGGTCTCCCCCTGCTATGGCTGCTGCTGCAGTCTGGAACTGTATATCGTCAGACTTGAATATGATAGAACCAGTGCCGTCAGGGTCAAGGGTAATGTTCCCGTTAGATGCAGATGTAATGATTTGACCATTTACATCAAGAGCACCCCCAAGCTGTGGAGTGGTGTCCTCGACTACGTTCAGCATCATAGTACCAGTAATGCCTGGGACTGTGATTGTGAAGTTGGAGGCTAGGTCTTCTTGGGCTTTGAGCTTGATGTAGTTGTTGCCATTGGTCTTATTCTCGTACATCCATATCTCAGCAGACTGCCTAGCATCGAATGTTCCTTCTCCTCCGTGGTATTCTTGCCACCCGCCTGGGATAGTTCCTGTGAAACCTCCCATGATCTTGAACGTGCCTTGGCACGCTGCAGATGAGTATATGTTGTATCCTGCGTAGATATTGCCTTGGTAGTAACCATGTCCCATGACAGATCTTACCCCGAGCAGTGTTGCGTTACCTATTGTCCACGTAAGACCTGAGTGTGTATTTCCCCAAACAAGTCCATCATTCTCAAACCCGTACCCAGTCCAAGCGCCTGACCACCCATGTACTCCCTCTTGATCTGGCCAGTAGGGATGAAGTTTTAGGTTAGCACTCTGAAATGGCACAAACTGTTCTATCCTCTTTACAACTACAGCATTGTTGTCTCCGTATAGACCTTCATATCCGTATGAAGATGTATCTATCTCATCATAGTGCAGCTCCCAGTTGAAGACATTTCTTGCCTTAGGATTTTCTTTATTGACGTTTTGAAGAACGGTCCAGTTAACCTGTTGCCCTTCCCCAATCCTAAACGTTGCGTTTCTCTTACATACGATGCTTGTGTCTGAGAAGAACTCTATTTGACCACCCTTGTATTCTACAGTATTGTCTCCCCCTATACCATATGTAGTGTGGTAGAAAGGCCAGTTGCCTGGGGCGAATGATTGTTGTGCTGAGTTGAGTGCTGCAAGACTGAGGACCGTTCTAGATGAGAACGTGTTCTGTTGTATATACGACGGTCTCTTGTACCCGAAGAAAGGAGGGTTTGCGTTAGCCAACCACGATATCCTCCTGATAGTTACGTTTGAACTTGTCGAGTGTATTATCCTAGGAGCATACTGGTGGTAAATCTCTTCTATGGTGATTGGGTCTGTGCCCCGCACCTTATACACCCACCCATCACCTGAAGGTAAACCGGGATTCTTGTACTGGCCGTACAAAGGATCAGTTGGGGGTACGTGCTGGTCTACGTTGTTTACTCTTTGGTAGTAGTGGTAGTTGTTCTCTGCGTACAACCTACCTCTGATACTAGGACCTGTAGGTTCCTCCACCCATAAGCTGTATGACCTGATGCCTCTTACATTTGACCCACCTGTATGCCATATACCATAGTATGTTCTTGCCCCTTCAGATATATTCTGGTTTAGGAGCAGCCCGTTTGACTGTGAGAATATGTAGGCAAAGCAACCGTCGTAGTTGTAGCCTCGATTGTCTTTTATTGTGGCTACGTTAGACTGTGAGTTTGAGAAACTCATACCCACCCCTATTCTTCTCCAGAGCATGTTACCTGCACAGTCGTAGCACCCGTTCAGAGGTATCACATCTTCTGCAAACGGGTAAATGCACGTACCATCGCTGTGAGATACTGCATCGTCCCATGGTGCTGTCGGGTCGTAGTTGCACGCTATGTGGTCAGTGCACCCTGAGTCTTGTCTGTTCGCTCTGTTCTTGAGGTTGGAGCGTATGTATTGTATTGCAGGTACAGTTTCTTCAAACTCTTCTTGTACCCCCTCACTTAATGTCGTCCCGGTTGTTTCGTCAATCTCTGTAGGTACTACTTCTCTAGTATGTGTTGTAACGTCAGTTCGTACCTCGTACAGTTTATATGCTGGGTCTTCTTCTTCTACATCTGATGCCCACAGTCTCCCAGTCTCTCCATACTTGTCTCCTGTATCTAGTGGGTACTCAGGTGCATTAGGATCTGCGTCTGTATCTCTTAGTTCTCTGAGTGCATCTGAGGTTACAGCCTCTGTAAATTCTTGGTAGCCGTATTCTCCTACAGATATCCATGGGAACGGTTCTACTAGTATTCTGTTACCCTGCTGAGGTTCGATGTTCGAGAAGCCATGGTTGTAAGTCAGGTTGTTTTGTATCAACCACCCCAGTCCCAGTACAGTTCTTATGCCTACTGCACCCTGCTTTACAGTGTTGTTTTCTATCCCACCTGCATATCCCCCACCTATCTCTATCATTACACTAGAGTAGTGCGTTGCTACAGCTACGAGTGCAGCACGGGTCTCGTCTACCGTGTACCCATTGTTTGTTCCTATCAGAGGTATGAGGTTACCATCCTCATCCGTTTCTGTAGCTCCCCACAACGTCTCTATCTCTTCATACGGGTTGTACCAATCCTCGAAGAGGTTGTACTGAGACATTGTCAGCAGGGGCTCGTAGTATGTCTGGTCTGGATAGTTGCTTTTTTCTGGGGTGGTTCCTAAAAGTCCTGTTAGGGTAAAGCCCTGTATGTCAAATGCACAGTTTGTGCTCCAGTTGTGGAGCAGTTCCCACTGACTTTTTTGACTCGAGTTGACTTCGCTAAGCAGGGGCTTTGATGAGATACCTGCTGCCCAGTGGTGTACGTTAATGTGAGCTCCCCAAGCATGTATCTGTACCCTACCCCAGTTCCTCATACCATGTGGTATGCGTATCGGGGATAGTGTTGTGTAGTCTCCTGGAGATATTACGAAGTTTGGCTCATTCCCGCCTTCGTAGTACTTCTTGTAGATTGCAGAATTGAACATCTGGTTGATGTGATCTGCATCATCCTCTGCGTCTGGGTCGTACCACCATTTGCTTTCCCACTCCTTGGCTTGTTCTGTACCTTCTCTTATCCAGTAAGCGTTGTAGTAGTTGTGCCCAGTCCTACGTGCTTTGTGCTTTACCTCAAACGTATGCTCTTGCTCAAGCCCCTCTCCTGGTGAGAATAGTGGGTTGTACCTCTTACCTGTTCTGTCATCTATGAACTGTGGTTCAAAGTTGGGCGGGGTGCGTGCACATACAGTAGCTTGGTTGTGCGGGTATACTCTTGTAGGGTTTTGGTTGTCTAAGAACAAGTTCCAATTGAACTCTGCCCACCCCATCCCGTTAGGGAAGTACTCTGCTCCTCCGTCATCATACCCATCTATTGGGAGACTAACACCGTTTGTGTTGTTAGTCATTACGAGCGTGTACGTTCCCTCTGGTACTTCTGCTATCAGCTGTACATTTGAACCGTCGACTGCAAAATCTACAGCAGTGTGTATGACATTGCCGTCAGCATCCCTTATCTCCCAGCTTATTTCCTGAGGAAAGTCACGATAGTGCGTATTACCATCGTTATTTCCTATGGTTCCGTAGTGTCTTACAAAACTACTGGTCCAATACCCCCTAGATGACGCATCTGCCATGGGGGCGTACAGATATAGCTTGATATCTCCCTCTATTTCCGCCAATGTCCCTGCCCCAAAGACAATACCCCCGTCTTCTAGCGGGTGATCGTCTGGGTCGGTGCTATCTTCCTCTACAAATCTAAATATTCCCCCACGTGGTCCTGGAACTATGCACATCTGCCCCTCTTGTGGGAAGTATGTGATGGGGTTAGGGTTCTCGAACGTGTCTACTGTCTCTTCTGCTACGTCATTTCCCCACGCGTAGTAGGTGCCTGACTGCATATCCTCGATTGTGTCGTAGACAAGTACATCTGAAGGGCAGCATCGCATCCTATCTTCGAAGACTGCCCAGCCTGGGAGGTCCCCGTCGTCTATCATCTGCCGTGCTATCTCCTCAACACGCTTAGGGTCAGAGCTCATTCTACGACCGGGCGTAACTCCGCGAATCTGGTTAGTATTTTCACCAGCTTTTTCAGCAGCATCCTGCCTTACGTACTTAGCTCTCCTATTTGACTTGTTCATTATTGGGCACACTTATCCCCCTGAGGAATTTTGTCTAACGTTGGACTTCCACTCGCCGTGTTGAGCCTATGAGGGGGCATTTCTATCAGCCCATAGCCTTGTTCCCTCCCGAGTTTTATACCAACGCACTTTTCGAGACTACCGGGGACGACGTTCATCACCTATGTTGGTGGTTAATGTAACCCGATGTCTAGGCCTTTACTGGTTACCTAAGGCCGATCACTAGGATGTGGTCTCTATTACGCGCGGCAATATACAAAAAAAAATTTTTTCGGGGTAAAATTTTTGAGCGCGTTAACCTCCACAATCACAGACCGGCCCTATACAGCGTCTTTTGGGGTATCCCCCTATGTTAAACTTAAATCTCGAGTCATGAAACTCATCGATTTCCTCAAGCAACGTGGTGCTACCAACGTTGCCAAAGTCAACGGCCCTAACGGAGCCTTCTTGTCAGTCACAAATGCTGACGGTACTACGTCCTCAATGCCTATCGGCAACAAGTCCAAGGACGGCAAACTCGCAGAGTACCAGGTGCTTGCTACGCAAGACAAGGTAACTGGCGAGACTATCCACATCGCTACTGTGAATAGCTACGAGACGGTCGAAAGCCTTGCACTCTAACGAGTGCGGGCTTCGCCCTTCTTACCCAATCAAGAAACATTAGTTAGTGTTCGTGAATGCTTGGACTAGGTCTCACTCACCACTTTTTCCCACATTCTACCACCACTACAGTTCTTCGACATAGTACACTATGTCACTTCTTAGATAACCTTAGTTAACCCACGAGTCATGATTACATACGTAATGGTGGACGGTGTGTTGATCCCATTGCGGGACTACACTCCTTCCAAGTAACAGATTAGAAAGGACGTACGTGTTCTCATTAAGTCACACACAGTCAGCAATGGCAACGTCGTATTCCTAAGCATGAAGACAAACTGCTTTTTATTCTCTTCGATAACCCTAAATAACACTGAACATGAAGACTTTGCTTGCTTATCTGGCTGGATGGTTTGCGCTTATTGCAATCATCGTGATGTTGGCATCGTGTGGTACACAAGGACAGTACTGCGCAGCGTATGCAGATATGGAAATCGCACACAAATAAATCCTTGGGTTAACTATATCCTATTCAAGGTGGGGTCGCATGTCCTCTATACATGCGGGAGTAACTATCCCTTTAGTACTGAGTGGTACAATAGTTCGGGAAGAGTGGCATGACCTACTGAGCCGGCTCAAGATGTATGAGTGTAGTTAGGATTACTACCTCTTCCCGTTACCGTCTTTGGTTAGCTGTCAAACAGACATAGGATTGATCATCCGCCGTCTGGAGTGTGACAGAATAATCCCTCTACACTGAGGGGATAATGTGCGCCGACTACAGGCAGCTGGTTATATCACAAGCGTGGTATCTTCTGGTGGGCTGATGCGTGAAGCATCCGTAGCAAGGTGGCATGAACGAATACACATTAATTACCTATTAGTGTGGCGTGTGAACTTCAATCGAGTTGCAGCCTCGTGAAGTGATACTCAAATAGTACTGGCGAAATCTCGCTGGCCAGCTTGATGGATTAACAACCCAGATGTGCTACAAGAGTAACCACGTAACTTAAAGCTGACGTTCATTGGAAGGCTGGTATACCTTCCCACTCACAGCTAACCATTCTCATTTCTTAGTTAACCTTAAACAATATATCATGGAAGGTAATAGACTTGTGGCACCTGGTGTCCAAAGAGTTCAGACAATCAGAGCATTCGTTACTGAACAGAAGTATGACGTGAACAAACGTCTGGATGAGATCGATGACCTCATCGAGAATCTCAAGGAAGAGCGTATGTCCTTGCGTGTTGCACTTGCCCAGCTTAAAAAGATCGATCTTGAATAATGATTGGTTACACTGTTGAATGGGGCGAACAAGTAAACTTGACGCACAACCAAGGACTTTGCGATGGTATGTCTCGTGTGTTGGCTATCATAAATAGTCAGCACGCAGACATCCAACGCCACTATCGTTGGCTATGTAGGAATAAGGAACAGTGGGAACAACAATATGCCACACCTTACCCTAACGAACGTCAACTCCATCGTGTTGAGTCACAACTCAAGGCGGTGGGTAAACTATTGATACTAGTACAAGCTACACACATGGAAGCTTGTGCAGACTTAAACCGACTCGTACTGAGGAGACCAAAGCCAAACTACGTTTCACATTAAACACAACGCTATGGCTTGGAATGAAATCTTCCTCAATTTTATGCAGGTGTTGCTCGGGTTCTTCCAACACTACGGAGAAACCGTGACACCTGGGACAGGGTATGACCTTGACGGCAACGGGATTGTCAATGTCTTGGATTGGTTGGAGCTGCTTGCAAATCAGCAGCCAGACTACAGCTCTGTCGAAAGACCTATCATGGATCAGAAGTGATCATGAATAGGATGTAGATAAGTGGACGGGGGGCTTCGGCTCCCCGTTTTACCTCAAACTCTAGATAATATGATAAACTTACTAGCACAAGTCGTGTTGGCAGCTAACTGTGCAACATGCACACCACTACCTGTGGTGTTCGAAGACGTCACACCGAATGAAGTGACGGCAGCAGCTCTTGCCATCTTCAATCCTGATGTCAAGTATGTACCTGACTATCAAGGCATTGATTACCCAATGGGTGACATTGACCCGCTTCAAGGTGTGTGCACTGACGTAGTCATACGCACATTCCGTGGTGTTGGGGTTGACTTGCAACAAGAGGTTGCATACCTGCGTAGAACTACAGGCAGGACTGTTGACACCAACATTGACCACCGTCGTGTCCCTAACATTGGTGACTATCTAGCTTCATCAACTGAGTGGGTACAAATCATGAATGACTCACCACTACCTGGTGACATCATCTGGTGGAAGCTCGGTGGGTATACTGATCACATTGGTGTGGTTGTGAATAACAACCGTGTGATGCACAACATTGGGAGAGGACAAGTAAATGATGTAAACACATGGACCTACCCAGTACACAAGCTGTACAGGTTGAGGTCATCAATCATTGACTAAACAATTTTACTATGAGAGAATTCTATGGAGTTATACTTCGCTACGCTATCGTAGCAGCAATGGCAGTGACTATCATGTCACTCGCATCATGTACAAAGGAGCAGGCTATTCCTACTCTTACAACAAAGTCTGGTCGTGAGTACAAGCTCATTGATCAAGGCAAGTACAAACAGGGTGTTCGTTGGAATGCATACGACATGGGTACTAAGAACAGTGCCATTATCATGGAAGTATACAGTCGACACACTCGTATTCAGTATGTTGTTCAACTCAACGATGCAATGAATGCATGGGAGATGTACGACCTTAACGGACCAGAGTCAGTATGCTGGGAGTGTATTGGTGACTGCATCGAAGACACCTTCGACCAAGTCATTGATGATCACACAGCTGTCAGCTTTGTTGGTGCTGCTCTGTGTCCTGAGTGTGCAGTTGCATTTGCAGTTGGGGTAACCCTCGGTTGTGCTTCATTACAGGTAGCATGATTGGGATAGATTTACACGCTATGACTATTCTATTTATTGTAGGTACTCTTACCCTTCTGTACGCTAAGTACAAGGGCTTTGATCCATTTGGGATCTACACAAATGACAAGCTTCATTACTTCATCTTGATTGCCCTGCTCATGTACATGGGCTTCAGGCTATCATTTGGATAATCGTATGGTGTTGGGGACTACCATCAAGTGTCCCCATTTTTTTTCTTTTCTTAATTTTTTTTACGATGGCTTCAACAGCTTATCAAAATGCCCTGACCACAGGCAAAACCGTGGTACGTCGTTGGTGGGTTAACCCTCGTTCTACTAAGAACCAGGTATCCGTGCAGTTTGCTCAACAGATTGAGCGTCCAGCAACTGCTGGTAGCATCGAGAGCAAGATGATTGCTTTCGAGCAGGGTACTCCTGAGCTTGGTAACACAACGGGTGTGACCGCTATTCGTTCACTGTCTGCTGAGCAGGCTGTCAAAATCTTTGGTGCCATGGAAGGCACATGCTACAATGATGGAGACAAGCTGCACTATGCAGACGATGTCTATGGATTTGCCATGGGTATCGAAGTTGTAGAGAACTTCGAACGTAACCCATACTCCGAAAAACAGGAGCCAAAGGTAAATCCGTCAACCGGTGAGGTTGTCAAGGCTCTCAACCCAGCTACTGGGACGAGCATGCCTGTCTACCGTCACACCAAGTTGACTGCGGCAGAAGCTATTAACCACAGCTTCTTGCAAGCCACTCCTGCATCTGCAGCTCCTGCTACGCAGATCGTGGAGACTCTCCAGATGGAGGGCGCTGGTTTGCAGTCGTAACTGCGAATTGATGGACGCATCAGTACTTTGGTTAAGTATAACAAAGACACCGAATGGGGGAGACGTCCCCCATTCATTTTTCAAACACCTTAAATCTTACGCTATGGGTAAAATGGGACAGATTGCTGCGATGGTCGAAGACGGACGCAGCGAAGACCTTAAGAGAATGATTGATGTTGCTGAGCGTACTGGGAGAAATGCTGTATTTTTCCTAGGCAAACAGTACACAGTCAGTGATGCTAAACAGATACTAATATTTATGCAAGATGCAGAGCGTAAGATTCATAGGGACAAACAGTCCTCTCAATGATATCCAGACAGCGACGATACAAGAATGCAAGGCTTATTGTGAAAGCAAGACAGTTCTGGGGGTGGACACCGAGACGGAGGGTTTTGACTTCACATGCAAGAAGCTCATCATGTTTCAAATCGGAGACAGAGAGCGACAGTACGTCATCGACACACGAGAAGTCGACATTGAACCACTCAGAGAGATACTCGAGTCGGACGACATCGTCAAGGTTTTTCACAACGCTAAGTTCGATTACAAGTTCATCAAGATGTGGGCTGGAATATCGGTGGAGAAAGTATACGATACGTTTCTTGTGGAGAGAGTTCTCAATTGTGGTAAGCAAGACTATGGATACTCTCTTGCCAGGTGCACAGAGAGATACCTCAATCAAACTCTCGATAAGGAGACGCGGAATAAATTCATCGGACTCAAAGGTCAACCTTATACCGTCGATCAGATTACGTACGGGGCGAACGATGTGGTGTATCTGCTGGACATTCGGGAGAAACAGCTTGAGTTACTTCGCTCGCTTGAGTTGGAGCAAGTCGCCAGTCTTGAGAATCAAGTAGTACTTGTATTCTCAGAGATTGAGTATGAAGGCTTGATGATTGACAAAGACAGATGGACAGCTATGGCAGAAGAAAATGTCAAGTTGGCACGAGAACAAGAGATAACATTAGATAAAGCTGTGTTGGCACATCCATTGCTACAACACTACCGCATCCCTGTGCAGGTAGATATGTTTGCTCCAATGGAGGAGGTCAGACACACTGCAATCAAGTGGAGCTCCCCTTTGCAGACCTTGGAGCTATTTAGAAACCTCGTGCCTGATCTTGAGGATGTCAACGGTAAGAAGTTGAACAAGTACAGGTACAAACACAAGCTTATCGATGACTATATACGCTATAAAGAAAGAACCAAACTGGCGAACGCCTATGGTACTAAGTTCTTCAACTACGTCAATTGTGACGGAAAAGTCCACACTAACTTCTCTCAGATCTTGGATACTGGACGAGTTTCGTCCTCTAAACCTAACATGCAGCAAATTCCGAGCGATAATACCTTTAGAAACTGTTTCGTTACCGAGCCAGGATGGGTTTTCGTCTCTTCCGATTACTCTTCACAGGAACTAAATGTCATCGCCTACGGATCACAAGATCCAGTGTGGTTGGATGCTCTTAGAAGAGGCCTGGACTTGCACGGCGTATGTGCTGATCTCGTCTTCGAAGACAAATGGAGACAAGCAGACGACGCTACACGTAAGGAACTTAGAACCCAGATCAAAGCCATTAACTTCGGACTCGCATACGGAATGGGTCCTTTTAAGTTAGCAGACACACTGCAGATCAGTAAGAAGGATGCAGAGGCTCTTATAGAGAAATACTTTACAGAGTTCCCTAACATCCGAGACTTCCTAACAAAGCTTGGTACATTCGGTACACGTAACGGATATATCCGTACCTTTAAACCATTCAAACGACGTCGATGGTTCGACTCTTGGTATCCCAAGATGTGGAATGACAGAGATAAAATGATGGAACTAGGTAGTATCGAACGTGCTAGCAAAAACACACCCATTCAGGGCTCCTCTGCAGACATGACCAAGCTTGCCTTGGTGTACATCTACAGAGAAATCAGAGAGTCCTGGCAGGGTAAGGTCAAGATAGTCATGACCGTTCATGACCAGATTGACACTGTGTGTAAGGAAGAGATATCAGAAGAATGGGCAGTCAGAATGACTGAGCTCATGGAAAAGGCAGCCAAGGTTATTATACCCAACGGCTTGCTCAAAGCAGACACAAACATATCAACAACATGGGAGAAGTAACAGTAGGAGGTAAGACCATACAACAGCTGGAGGTGAAACTATTCGTTACATCACTGTTGTTGCAGGAGTTACTCGATGAAACACAAGGCGAGACCAGGTTCAAGCATAAGCTGAAGCACCACATTAGTGGTATGCAACAGCAGCTTGACAAGGTACTCGGGATAAACATGAATGACGACAGTCTATCTGTGTTTATCAATCAGGCTGTAGATGCACTGGAGCAAAGTATCGACGACTTACTCAAAGAGTAGGTCTCTATGCCTCAGTAGCACAACTGGATAGTGCAACAGCCTTCTAAGCTGTAGGTTGTGGGTTCGAGTCCCGCCTGAGGTACTCTCGAGTATCCCCTCAAGCTTATACCTTGTTGAAAGGGTAACTGGTTACATGCGGGTTCAAGCCCCGCCTCGAGAACGCGTGTGAGGCGATAACAGCTCCCACGTGTTTCATTCAGCAGCGGGGCCGGTGAAACGTCACTGGCCCTTTTTGCGCCTGTAGCTCAGTGGTTAGAGCAGTTGACTCATAATCAATTGGCCGTAGGTTCAAGTCCTACCAGGCGCACAGCAAACACATAACTACATTCCAAATGAATCAAACACCTCGACCTCATCCATATGTGTACGCAGGATTACACACATCTTCACAATCAACCATACGATACAAGAGAAGCTTCAATAGGGGCGAGCTTGACATCTTGCTTCAGGTTGTATGTGAGACATCTGACGTTACAAGCGAAGAACTGATAAGCAAACTAAGAACACGACACCTATCAGACGTGAGGAAGATATTCTTCAAGATTGGTAGGGAGCTGTTCAACTTTCAGTTCAGAGTGCTTGGTGAATATCTTGGAGAACGTGATCACTCTACAGTTGTCTACTCTAATGCTAGGGCAGGCGAACTGATAGAGATTGAGAAGGACTTCAGGACTTTGTATTACCGCTGTCTATATCAGGCGGCAAAAAAACTAACATCTAATGGATACGAACTTGAAACTTCAGGAACTCTCTACCCAGATGGAGCTCCTGAAGAAAGACTTGTCTGCGACGCGCAGGCAGCTAGTATCAGTTATAGTTAAATATCAAGAAATGCAATATGAGCTACAAACTAGAAACGGAGCTGGAGACAGAAATCGGAACCTTACTCGTGACGTTTACCTACGAGATAAGTCACGGGAGTCTGGGTGATTACCATCACCCGAGTGAACCTCCCTCTGTCTACCTAATTGATACTAAAATTGAAATGGAGAAACCTGACGAACATGTAATAGAAGAGATAATCGAAGATCATGAACGCAATAAGTATGACCCAGAAGATTTCTACGAACGAGGTTAAAGATGCGGAACAACGTAAAGCGCTCAATGCTTGGGCTGGGCAGAACTATACAGGCACTATTATTGCTGGTACTGGTTTTGGGAAAAGCCGGTGTGGTGTTATGGCTGTTAAGCATGTTCTTGCTGCTGGTGGTAGAGCTATTGTTCTTGTCCCCACCGTCCAACTCCAAGACCAGTTCGCAGAAGAATTCAGAAAGTGGGAAGCAGAACACTGCCTAGACCACACTGAGATTGTATGTTATCAGTCAGCGCATAAGTACAAGGATGAACACTATGATATTGTAGTGTGTGACGAGGTTCACCTCGGACTATCCCCCGTCTATCGTGAGTTCTTCATGAACAACACGTACGACAAAATCTTGTGCATGACTGCTACTCCCCCAGAGGAGGATGAGTACAGGCAGTTGTTGAGCGAACTCGCACCAACAGCATACAGGATAACTCTAGACCAGTGCGTTGCACTTGGTTTGGTAGCCCCCTATCAGATATACTGTGTGCCTGTGGAACTGTCACCAGAAGAAAAGACAGAGTACAACAAAGCCAATAGGATGTTCGTCCATGCCAAGTATTTGCTTGGTGGGTTCGATGCATTCAAGAATGCGCAAGCTATTCTAGGCGGTAAGCTAGCCGGTGACAAGGCAGCAGCAGCTAAGTTCTACGCAGCCATTAGGAAGCGTAAGACTGTGGTGCAGCACGCTGTGTCCAAGCTAGAGGTTGCACGTACTGTTGTGGATCACCATGCAGGTGAGAAGATTCTAACCTTTGCTGGTTCGAATGACTTCACTGATCGTATGGCTGAGGCACTGGATGGTGAAGCCTATCACTCTAAGCTAACCAAGAAGAACAGGGAGTATGCACTCCAATGTTTTAGTGATGGTAGCTGTAGGGTATTGTGCTCTACCAAGGCCTTGAACCAAGGCTTCAACGTACCTGACGTAGGCATTGGTATCATTGCTGGTCTGGACTCCAAGTCTTTGCCTATGATACAGCGCCTTGGACGACTGCTTCGCAAGTCGGAAGACAAAGTGGGAAAGGTGTACATACTGTACGTCAAGGATTCCCAAGAACAGAAATGGCTAGAGTCAGCCGTAAAGACTCTTAACAATGTAAATCTAAACGTAAACCTAAACACCTTATTCCATGGCACGTAAGTACATGAAACACACCAAGGAGACAGATTCTATTATCACAAAAGGTATGGAGTCACGTGGTAACAATTCGCAGACAACTGCAGCCAAGAAGATCAGACAGGAGCTATTCAAGGCTACAGGTCAGAAGTTTTCTACCAGTGCTGTATGTGGTAGGTATTGGACCATTAAGGCTCAAGCTAAGTCTACAACGCCTAAGACTCCTGACGTACGTCAGCAGATTGTGGACCTACTGATGACCAGAGAGAACGTCACTCTGGAGATTAGAGGCAAGGAGATTACTGCAGTGTTTAAGTAATTGGTATGATTGTAGAAGTCAATACTGAAGTTCTCAAAGAACTTGGGATATCTAGTGATGATTTCTTATATTTGTATCTCTTGCATGCCAAGCACTATGATTTGTTATCAAATCTAAGTCTTAGACCAAACCCTGAGGACCTGCAAACCAAGGGCCTAATTAAGTTGGGGGAGGAGCTACAAGATCACACAGTACGACAGGACTTTCTGGACATGTTCCAGGTGCCATTCGATCAGATGTGGTCTGAGCTTCTCTCCCACTTTCCTATTAAGGTGCACAATCAAGGGCACCTCAGGATACTTAGAGCTGCTAGCGCAGACGCTAAGAACAACGCTAAGGCTAAGAAAGCATACGAAAGAGTTATTGGGGAAGACAAGAAGAAGCATGACCACATCGTTCAGTGTTTGAAGAACGAGTTGGAGCTTCGTAAGTCGACCAATACTCTGGGCTATATGCAGATGCTACAAACGTGGGTCAATAGGCATACTTGGGAACAGTATGAGCAGAAACATGAACAACCCACAGAATCCACAGGACGCATCACACGCACGCTATGATCTAGGCGGCATCAAGGAACTCAAACATATCGCATACTCAGTCGACAAGTCTGTCGCTGAGGTTAAGTCTGGTATGTGGGGTAACAGAGTAGTCTACCCTACGCGGTGGCCTAAGCTGAACAAGAACTTGATGGGGGGCTTACAGCCCGGTAAGATGTATGTCATTGCAGGTCGACCTGGTGTTGGGAAGTCAGCCTTCTCAAACCAGTTGATCTTCGACGTATTGGACTACAACAAGGGCAAGAACGTCGTCGTTCTGTATTGGTCATTCGAGATGCCAGGGTATCAGCAGATACTACGTGCAGGCTCGAAGGACACTAAGATGCAGACGTTCGAACTATTGTCTGTTGAACACAAGCTCAGCGATGAGAAGTTCAAAACCTACGAGGGTATGGTACAGAAGTACAAGACATACCCAATCTTCTTCTGCTCTATCCCGCAGAATATGGAGCGAGTCAAGAAGGTAAATGAAGACGTATTCATACGGTACCCTGGTACCACAGTCATCAACCTTATTGACCACTCACGGCTGGTTCGCTCAAAAGCAGACACAGAACTTAAGAAGCTCAACGAGCTATCTAAGGCGTGTATGTGGATGCAAGCACGCATGACCTGCATTACGATACTGCTGTCGCAGCTCAATCGTAACATCGAGCAGGAGTTCCGTGCTAAACAACAGTATCAGCCTCTACTCACAGACTTGTTTGGTGGTGACTCTATCGGTCAGGATGCACACGTCGTCATGATGTTGCAGCGTCCGTACGACCTGTACGGTATCACAGACAAATACTGTGGCCATGACCCAATAGGACTCATGGCTTGTCATATCGAGAAGAACCGTGATGGTATCCTCGGTATGATTCCATTCGAAACAGACCTTTCAACATTCACAATCAATGAGCGAATTACAACTACCTAAACAGGTGATCAAGGCTGCCCGCAAGTCACCTAAGAATATGATCATGTATGGTCCACCCAAGGTGGGTAAGACCACAGCACTCTCACAGCTTGATGGCTGTCTCATCATTGACCTCGAGGACGGGTCAGACATGGTGGACGCACTCAAGGTCAAAGCAGATTCACTCGCTGATCTCGCTAAGATTGGGAAGGCTATCATCAGCGAGGGGAAACCTTACAAGTACATTGCTATCGATACCATCACACAGTTAGAGGTGTGGTGTGAAGAGGAAGGTAAGAAGATGTACCAGCAAACTGCTATGGGCAAAAACTTCGACAAGGATAACAAAGGACTCTCAGTGCTGTCACTGCCTAACGGTGCTGGGTATCTGTACTTGCGTAAGGCTTTCATGAATTGGTTCCACAGACTGTCTAAACTGGCACCTCACGTCATCTTTATTGGACACCTTAAAGATAAGTATCTCGAAGACAAAACAGGAAAGGAAGTCAAAGCTAACGATCTCGACTTGAGCGGTAAGCTCCGCAGCATTGCATGTGCTAATGCAGATGCTATTGGCTACATGTACAGACAGGATGGCAAGACCATGCTATCTTTCGACTCCAGCAACAACGACACTGCAGGTTCGCGTTGTGACCACCTCATCGCTAAGAACGACGAGTTGGACTGGGGTACAATTTTCATTGACTAATAACATTTCAAATGTCTATAGACGCAAGAGTAGACACTACCACTGAGGTAGTGCAAGAGGAGACACCCAAGGTGTTGACTATATCCAAGATCATCAGCCACATCAAGGAGGATGGTATGACCCGTGACGAGATCCGCAAGAAGTACAGCATGACTCTGGCTGAGTTCAAGCATGTGTTCTCTCACCCCAAGCTCAAGGGTATTCGTAAGCCCAAGGCTAAGGTCATGCGATTCCAGTTGATTGATGACACGGAAGATGCGCAGATCACACTGCACCAAGAGATACAAGACAGGGAAGCTGAGATCACATCGCGTGATGTCACTCCACAAATCGACAATCAATCTGAAATACAAGACTAATGGCTATTCAATCTAACTCGTCCGACGTAGAAGTCGTCGGTGGTGGTATTCCCCTGTTCACTGGCATCGCTCCTGTGCGTGTCGTAGCTATCAACCCAACCCTTGGTGAGTTGGCAGCAATCGGCGTCAACATGCAGAACGAGCCTACCTATCTCAATGCAAACGTGGGTGGTGACACCTACAACAAGCTCGCCTTCTGGTTGCAGAATGAAGAGCACAACTTCTTGAGCCGTATGGAGATCCTCGTCAAGCCTGAGGAGAAGGTCTCTCGTAATGGTGACAAGAAGCAGTGGGTCAACAAGTTTGGTCAGGTTGCATACTCTGCTATTGACACTCCCGCATCTAGTGCGTATGAGTGGTTCAAGGCAGACGGTGTGCGTCCTGCATACGTTGGCGAAGAGACACTTATCAACTTCGTGAAGGCATGGGCTAACGTTCCTAACGATGGTGAGTGCACGTTCTCTACTATTGCTAGCATCATGGCTGGTGACGTAGCAGAGATCAAGCAGCTCATCACTACGTTGAAGGACAACAAGCTTCGTGTCCTCCTCGGTGTGAAGTCTGGTAAGTATCAGCAAGTCTACATGAAGCACTTTGGTCGTCTCAAGCCACGCAATGACAGCTACTTTGTCCGTGCCTTGAATCAAGACTACGGCAGCTTCAACGCTGAGTACAATGCAGATCTCAAGCTGCAGTCATACTCACCTGAGGTTGTGGAATCTAACGAGACCCCAACCAAAGAAGTAGAAGTCAACGAAGACTTCGGTTGGTAAACCGAACGGGGGAGGAGTAAATATTTGGGTTTGACCTCCCCCACCTACCACTATGATACAACATCGAAAGAGTGAAGATACGCTGACCAAGGAGTGTCTACTCTCCAAGGTGTCGGAGTATCAGATATTCAAACACTTCTGCCCATCGTTTGAAGACGTTGGTAAGAAGTTCACTAGCGATCTACGAGAGGACAACAGTCCAACTGTATCTATTGCCGTGTTGCGTAGCGGCAGGCTATGGTACAAAGACTTCGGATACCCTGAGCACAAGTTTGACTGCTTCGGGTATGTCGGATACAAATACAACCTTACGTTTTATGAAACACTCAAGCACATTGATATGGTGTTTGGTCTGGGGCTCTCTACTAGTGCTAGTTTGTCACGGCCTGTACCAACGTTGGAAACAACAAGAAAAGTCACGTTCAAAGAGACTATAATCAAAGTAAAGACTCGACCATTTAATGCACAAGATTACTATTACTGGTCAGACTTTGGGATAACTGTAGATATTTTGCGTAAATTTGACGTTCACCCTATCTCACACTATTGGATAAATGAACAACGTTTTACGTGTAATACTATCAGCTATCGTTACCGCTTTGACTGCGGTTATAAGATTTATCGTCCTCTTGAAGAAGACTTTAAATGGTTTTCTAACGTGGGTGTACAATGCATACAAGGCTACCAGCAGTTACCTGAAGGTGGTCGGACTCTGGTTCTCACAAGTTCCCTCAAGGATGTCATGTGCTTGGCGGTGCTTGGTTACCCATCCATTGCTCTACAATCAGAGATGCTTATGCCAAGGCCGACCACGATCGAAGTGGCCAAATCTAGATTCGAAGAAGTAATTATACTTTACGACAACGACTTTGATAAGGCCTCTAACCCTGGTCAAACCATGGCTAAGAGCATCTGTGAAGAGTATGGACTTGACAATTTGGTTATTCCTTCTCATTATTGCAGTAAGGATATATCGGATCTAGTTAAAGATCATGGTATAGAAATAGCTAAACATGTCATCAAGGGGACGGAGAACAGGCAGTCGTACGTCAAGAAAGAAAGTACGGAATGCCAAAGCTAAAGAAGTAGACGGTATCAAGTTTAGGTCTTTGCTAGAGGCCCACTGCTACAGACAGCTTAGAGATGCAGGTATACCTGCGAACTACGAGAAGAAGAAGTATGTCCTCATGGAGGGCTTTCACTACGACAACTCCTCGTACGAAGACAACGGCAAGACAGGTTATCAGGACAAGAAGAAGTACAAGGTCCGTGATATTACATACACTCCTGACTTCGTAGACCCACAGGGTCGATGGGTCATCGAGTGTAAAGGCTACGCAAATGAACGCTTCCCACTCAAGTGGAAGATGTTTAAGAAACTGTTGATGGAACAAGGAGACCCTCCCGTGTTGTTTGTTCCGAGAAATCAGAAACAGAACATTGAAACAGTAAACAAAATCTTAGAGATGATGGCCCCCACAGTTTTGTGAGGGCCATTTTCTTTTACACCTATGAGCATCAAGACAATTGGTAAGTCAGTGCAGAGCAGCTCGGCTGGCTTACAGAAGCGGATCAACAAGTCCGCTGAGAAACTTGTCTTCGATGTTCTTCAGTCTACACAATACTCCACACCTATACCTTCAACCGTACGTGAGCTGGTAACCAATGCCTGCGATTCACAACGCGAGAAAGAGATTGCGTTGGAGATATTGTCAGGCAAGAAGAAGATCGAAGACTACTACATCACACGTGATGACGAAGAGTATGTTGACTCAAACTTCACACCAGAATACTATGATCCTGAGTATCTTTGCGCCGACAACAACAGGGTTGTCGTTAGATACAAAGAAAATGACGGTACTGGCTATTGTGATGTTTTTAGTGTTGTTGACTACGGCGTGGGTATCGGCGGGTCTAGACTCGAAGGCTACCTCGAGCTGGGGTTCTCAACTAAAAGAAACACAGCAGAGAACTTCGGAGCCTTTGGACTAGGCGCTAAGGTACCGCTCTCTACTGGTGTAGATTTCTACACCGTGGAGACAGCACACAACGGAAAGCTGTTCAAGATGAACTGCTTTGCATACAAGACAGACTTCCTGATTGGGAAGTTTGATGCCGACGGTCACATTACATTCAGTGATGGGACACAGGTCAACTATATCAAGACTAACTCACCCAACTTCACCAAGATATCCTTCGGTGTCAAGCGGCACAACCGCACAAAGTTTGTGGATGCAGTACAGGATCAACTGAACTACATCGACAACGTTGACATGAAGTATGTCTATGAAGATGGTACTGAGATGGACAAGAGTGTTCGGAGTGATGTCCTCTACAACTCTGACAACCTTATCATCTCAGACACTTGGGCTTGGAGAAGGCCCCACATCGTCATGGTTAAATCCCAAGGAGCCACTACGGGTATTAACTATGGGTACGTGGACTTCCGCGAGCTCGAGATGGAGCAGCTATGGGGTGCAGTGGCAATCAAATGCCCAGCACGTCAGGCTTATCTAGATGATGCGGGTAACGAAGTCGTCATTCAGGATGGCGTCGAAGTCACCCCGTCACGTGAAAAGGTAATATGGAATGAGCACACCAAGAGATATATCCAAGGCGCTATTGAGAGGGCAGCTCAAGACGCAGCCGATGTAATTACAAAGCAGCTAGATGAACAGGACTTCCTTACGTGGGTCAAAAAGTGCAGCGAAGTTATCTACAAGAATAACGACAATGACGGTGTACTTAGACAGCTCAGTGAGATGGTCGATAAAGAGAGCATCAAACCTAAGTTCCATACGGGCATAACCTTTGCCGCCCCTGGCGGTATCCTGAAAGGCTACAAGGTCCGTAATGTGTCTAGAGTTTACAAGAATGGAAAGTATCAGATTGAACGAGAAGATGTAGGATGGGGCCAAGTCAATTGGGACAACCTGTACTTCGTCAAAGGTAACCCTTCAGCACGCAAAGACCTGTACTTGCTGCAGAATGGAACCCTTACTCTCATTACAGAACATCACATGACTAACATGATGAATGACGATAAGGTGCAAATGAAGATTGACTCCATCAATCTACACAGGGCATCTAATTGGGAACTCATCAAGGACTGTCCTCTGCTGAAGTTTGACTATGAAGAGATAGAAGTACCGGCCGATTTCGATGAGGCCATGGATGCTAAGCAACAACAGGAAGAGCTGAAGAACAGATACCGCTACATGTCACCAGAACAACGACGTAGCATAGCTAATGAGGTCGTCCTTTACACCTTACGACGTCCGCACACTGGTGATAAGAGGTGGTGTAATGGCATTTCAGATTGGGTATGGGACAAGGTGGAGGCACCACTGCAGTTGATTCAGGACACTGACATAGAAACATACTATGGCACCAGTGAAGATGAGTCTATGCTGCAATTGGCTGCTACTATCTGCGCCCCTACAGTTCCTAGCTGGCAAGATGTGTACACTACACTGTCCATGTACCACCCGTTCTCAAACACGGACACTGACGTGGCTAATGAGAACCCTGTATTTACAGAGTTCAGGCCACACAGATTCCGTAATGATTACACTGGTGGTTGGCAAAGTGAAGTAGACAAGGAGCCCGCTGCTATCACAGACATACAGCTGTACAAAGTGTCAGCTGCATTGTCTAAGAAGATGGTGGGTAACAACATCAAGCACATCAGTGAGTTCTTTTCCGTCCTAGATGAAAACAAATGGAGTATGCACAGTAAAGTTCGAGAGTGGGCAACAGGATGTATGTTGCCTCATGTACCAACTTGGTTTGAAAAGTTGAAAGAAGTCGATCCTAAGTATAATGATGTGCTGGATAAGCTTCGGCCGTACGACAAGTACCGTCACCACAGTAGATACTGGAACCACAACGATGATGAATTCAAAGAGATCATTGATCTCATGAAGAAGATGCACCAGCTGCAGACCTTCATGCTAGATGATCACGATGATGAAGCCGTTGCCCAGAAGTCTATGGAGCTGTTTAAGGTGGCGGATGCAGATTGTACGATTGCTGATAGCGATATCCATGCAATCGGTCAGTACCTGGACGAGTTCCTTGAGCCACTATATCCACTCTTCGAACGCATCAACTTCCCTTACCGCAGTGAGAATAACGACTGTGATAAGTTCTGGAAGGAGATACGTGCGTATCTTGAGCTTAAACAAAGACACGAATTCAACCCACCATTATGATATCTATTAATGTTATAGGTGACTTGATATCCGGTAGCTACGGTAACACCCCGTTCTCTCGCACATACGAGAAGGATATCTATGAGCAGATGGTCAAGCTCGCTGACGATGCTGACCAAGCTGCTACGGTTGAAGAATACAATGGGATACTTGCAGAGTTCTCATTGCTTACTACAGAGGATCTTAAGACTAGACATCACGTTGCAGACATTGCAGGTGACATCTACATATCTAAAGACTCCGCTGGTAGATATTTCATGGAGCTGGCAGACGGGTATCTTCTCGATACCCCGATGCCTGAGTCCTTGGTTGATAGAATCCTTGACTCCTTTGACACAGGAGCGGATACTACACCATTGGCTAAGCTCTGGTTGAGATGGCTACGTAATCCTATACTTCGCAAGAAGTCGAAGAAGGGCACAGGTGAAGAGTTCACCAAGCGCTTCTTTGAATTTATCGACATGAAGTACGTGCACCCCACACTCAAGAATGAGTTTATGGAGGAGCACGGACTGAGTGAAGAGCTCGCCGAACAGCGAGCAACCATGTATCAAGTTAAGATCACCAAGGAAGGTCTTGTCAATGCTTTCAAAGTATCTCGTGAGATACTGCACAAGTATGACTCTCAGACTGGGGAAGAAGTTCCTCGCTATGAGCGTACCTTCAACGTTGACACAGGTGAGATTGAAGGCGATGGACTCCCAGAATTTGTGGAGGACAGACTCTTCGAACCTGCTGTTTGGCAAAGTGGTGACAAGTTCTACTGCGAGGGAGCCAATGGGTATGACAACCCACAGTACTTCATCAAGGTTGGTTGTGTACACAGACTCCCATCGTGGGATATGGTAGACACCAACGATGATCGTAGCTGTGTGAAGGGTCTGCACGTTGGTGGTCTCAAGTACATTGCTTGGTACAGTGGTGAAATTCATAATGTTTTTGTAGACCCAATGCACGTTGGTGCTGTCCCTGATTCAGAGGATGGTGCTATTCGTTGTCTTCAGTACTTTGTACACTCTAGCTTGGCTGGTGTGAACGGTAGTATGTATCATTCTTCTAAGTATGCCGAGCTCACTAACGAGCAGTGGGAGGAAATGAAGGACGAGATAATAGACAAATTCAACAAACGTTCAGACAAGGTCGCGGAGATAAAGATGCTGTGATATGAGCAGCATCGAGAGACTACCCAGAGACGGAAACATCTGTCTGATAGACGCAGACTCTTTGATCTACTATGAAATGCATAAGCCTACGTTAGAGGAGGCTTTGTATGGCATAGATGAGAGGATATCCCACATGCTTGGGGCTTGTAATACCTCACAGTATGTGGGATTCCTCACTGAGAAGAACTGCTTTAGGTATAAGGTAACCCCTGGTTACAAAGGTAATCGGAAGGGTAAGCCTAAGCCTATTGTATTTTCTGCAATTCGTGAGTACCTTGTACAGAAGTATAACTTCTGGGGCATGTACGCCTTTGAGGCAGACGACTTGGTGAGCTACTATTCGTACACGGATAAGCGCTCCACCATTATCTGTTCACCAGATAAGGACGTCTTGTATCAATGCGTAGGTATGCACTACAACTATCAGAAAGGTGAGTTCCTTCATACTACACCCGATGAGGCACTGAAGTTCCTATGGAAGCAGGTGCTGATGGGTGATAGTACTGACAATATCCAGGGCATTCCTGGTGTCGGTGAAAAGACTTCTGAGAACTGGTTGAAGAACCGGAAGAACGACTTCGAAGCATTCGCTTTGAAGAAGTACGTTGAGAAGTTTGGTATGGTAGATGGTATCATGAAGTTCCACGAAACATTCAGACTGGTGTACTTGCTAAAGACACCTGAGGATGTAACTCGTGAGACACAGCTGATACTCCCCACACTAGAAGTCGACACAATACAAAAAGAGGAAGAGCTATGGTAAAATGTCAGGACATACAATTCACTCCCATTAGTGGGAGAACTGTACGTCTGACTGGGGATCTCTCTAAGTGTGACATAGAGGAGATTCATGGGGTGATAATATCTATCACCTGTCAGTTCCCTGAGTGTGAATACACAATCAAGTTGGGTGAGACTATACGGCCTCGTGCTAAGTCTCCCTATCGTGTGAATGTAATCAGAGCTCACAAGGAGCTAGGTAAAGTTAAGTTCTATGACTTGACGGTGGCCAGACTTACAGACAGCAGCATCTTTGTTCTACCCTTGATGGGTATGAACAGGAGGCTGATGCTGTGGGACTCACTGTTTGTCAATGCCTTTATTGGTACAGATGAAGACGATGATTGCATCGCTCTGCTGTATCGGTTCTCGGGTGAGACAACCTTTACCAAGTTTGAATCAGCTCTATGCTCGTTCAGAAATTTCAGACGTCGTGAGGACCCAGATCCTTATCACGTTCTGTTTGTGTTCGATGTTCCTGATGATGCTAAAAGTTCTTACGTAGCATACAAACAAGGAAAGTACTCAATGATAGACGACATATGGAAACTAAGAATACTAGAA